GACATAAGTCCCCCCTAGTTAGCCCTGTTCCTCGTCGGGAGCCGAGGGGGCATCTTTTGGAGTCGGAGTAACGACCGGTTCTGTTGTCGCTCCTGGGGGAGTCTGAGAAGACGTATCGAGGTTATACCGACCTGGTTTGGCCAAGGCCGGGAACAGCTCGGGCAACCTTTGTACGTTCTCTGGATTGTTGACGTATTCGAAGAAACGTCCCGGATCGTTCTGAAATTCTCCGCTCCTTATCTCTGACGGCAATTGAGCAAAGATCTCATTGCCTCGTCGTAGTTTTTCCATTTGAGCATGGAAGTCAAATGTAGAGTACTCACCGTACTCTTGTCCGTATGCTTCTAAATGGGACATAGCCCCGTCCTTCTGAAACCGTTGAAGCAACCTATTTACGTCACATTCGTCTTTAAACGCTTGTTTAGTAAGATTGTTTTCCTCGCCCTCATATGTGCGAGGGGGAATCGGTTCACCTGTATCGTGCCTGTATTGACTCATCTTTTATTCCTTTTTAACCTTCGGTTTGCTCACCATTACAGCGCGATTTAAATCGCTTCGTCCTGGTCGAGCTTTTATCTACTCCAGCGTTCTCCGCCTGGTCCTAAGTTTTTGTTTATTTCATTTGCTTCTTCAGTTATTTCTACAGCCTTATCAAGCGCTATAGTTATTACTTGTGAAGCTTGCGACGTAAGTGTTCCTGAGCCTAGCATTGTCTTCATGTAGTCAAAGAACTCTGGTCTTGTTATAAGTTCAGTCCAAAATCTTGATAGTGCATCTATTCCCGGAATTTCAAGATTCCTAATTACCGCGTCAGCTGCAGCCTTTTCCACTTGCGCAGTTCTTAACAGCTCTTCCTGTACCTCTGTCAATGTTTGCCTTGCTATTAGTTCTGCTTGCTCTCTTTGTGTATTTTCTTGCGCAACGTTCAGTGCTGATGCTGATCCTTGCTGCATGCCTGTTATAGCAGCACCTCCAACGTTCTGCATTGTTGACAACGCACCTGCTGGTGTTGTTGCATCATATCGAGCTGCTAAAAGTGGGTTAATACCTGACTTTCTAAAGTCCTCCATTCGCCTTTGCACCGCTGTGTTGCTCATGCGTTCCTGAAACGCCATTTGCTCTCTAGCTAATGCTATGTTCTGTTTATTCGCTTTTCTTTGGCCAAGACCTGAAAATATACCTCCTATCAGTTCCTGGCCAATTCCTCCTAGTAACGCTTGACCTATTGAAGCTAAAACTGGCATTACAAATGGTCCATGTTTCCAGGCACACCATAAAGCGGCATAGGTCGCGCACAATTCATTTCGAAGTATATATCTGCTACAAATTGCGGCTCTGAGGGTACTGATATTACGTCGTCTAGCGGTCCTCCCGTGTTAGACGTGATAAATGAATTTCCTAATGTCGGCCTACTAGTAAATTGTTCACTTAGGTTAAACGCCGACAATGATGCGGGCGCCGCAGGTCTCATCTTTCCTGATAACCTTGACGGCTTATATCTATATTCCGCATACCTTTCCTGATAACCGAATACTTCGTCATCCGCTGCTGTATTATTGAAAAAAATCTCTCGGTTAAGTACTGCTTGTTCGCCGATCTGTGACAATACCGGATAATAAAAATCGTACCGTGTTTGTTTTTCCCATGTGCGTTCAATACCTTGCGAGTAAGTAATGTCAGACCTAACGTTCATTAGTCCGATAAGTACACCATGTTCTACAAATGAGGTAGTAAACCCATGCGATGCTCCTACGGTTCCTATCCCAGCTAGTGCGCCCTTTCCGTCTTCTACAGTTTGAGTTCCCTGGTACGTTGTCTGTGCCACTGGGCTGATCTGAATAGGCGTGCTCCCGCCGCCTAAATATTCAGGTCTTTGTAGTCTGTAATCGGGTACTTGTACGCCCCAATGGGCTTTTAATGTTTCTACGTACCGCGTACCGCTTCGTGCATCTCGCTCTAACAGTCGCTGTGTTTGAAATGCCAAACGTAAATCGTTTATTGTTCCAAGTCCACCAGCTGTTACTACAGCCTCTAATCCTACCTCCGTTGCAGCATCACTAAATCGCAGTGGTTGTACTCCAGAGGGTGCCACTGATGCTTCTACATCTTTTGTTGAATTTATTACTAGGGCACCATAATCGGTGCCGCTAGCATCTTCCACATGTGTATTAACTGCTGTACCTCTAATCGGTATTGTACCTGTTACAGGTATATCAACTGCCGTTCCTTTTTGGGGAAACGGC